TTTCTCGCTTCGTTTCAACGGCTTTTACGATAGTGCTGCCGCTGCCAAGCCGCAGATCGCCCGCCGTATTGGTGGCCGTTGCCGTCCAAGTGTACGGATCTTCCTGTGAGGAAAAGCGAATGGACAGTGGATCAAGGGCCGTGGACCCACCCTGATTTGCACCGAAGGCAATGACGTGACGATCACGGTCCGAGACCATGACTTGTGCCGCCAGAGTTGGCGTTGTGGGGTCCGTGGACAAAGAAGCAAGGGTAACGCCGCGGACACCGAGGCCCGTGGTTGCATCCCAATAATAGACGCCGCCGTTGCGGACGTTGAAGACGAGATCCTCGCCATAATTGTCCTGCGACCATAGGCGAAGGGTGTTCGTTGCAGAAAGTGTCGTCGCGCTTCCCCAACCACCACGGCCCCAAGTCCCAGCGCCCCAGCCTGTGCCGCCAACCTGTGTGTCGAGACCGACGTTGATCTGGTAAGCAGCGGTAACTGAGGTGCCGCCATTCCCTGAGTCGGACGCATTGGCAACGACAGCCACTGTGATTGAATAGTTGTCATCGTCGATCAGGGTGATCTCATACTCTTGGTTGAGGACCGCAGCCGTAACATTGCCGCCGAGACTGACAGCGCCGCTGAAGGTTACGAAGTCGCCTTGCTCGCAGCCATGGGCTACGTCGTTGACATTGATGACGGAAGAGCCATTTGTGGCGGTGAAGGGGTTGGACAAAACAACGGTAGAGCGGATTGGGGTGATATCGTTGTACTGACCCCCGCGCTCAATGTAATATTTGAGATGGGTCCCCATGCCCAACAGGTTATCGCCCGTCAGGGTCGTCCAGTTCAGCATGGAACGACACGTGCCAAGAAACTGATTTGTCGAGTATTTGGCCCAGCCGCCGATTGTTTCCGGAAACCCGTACCGAAAACGGACGAGATTGGAGACGCGCCAACCGCCCTCATTCGTGTACCCGGTCAGGTCACGGACAATTCCGGGTCGGAACTGGAGCTTTTGAAGCGGCATAGGTAGGGTCTCCGTTCAGAGCATTATCCATTGTTACGAGGGTTTTATCAATCAAGAGCCGGATTATTGAAGATTTTTAAGATACCCTAAAAGGTCTGATGGAGCGGCTGACAAAGCTGATATAAGAGCGACAGCCTGATCAGGGCCTACCGGACTCATATCAAGTTTGAGCCTACGACCCTCCTCCAAATAAGCAGGGTCAGCATTAGTTTTGACAAACGCATCCTGTAGGGCTTTTGCCTGCTCTTTCGGAGTGCCGGGAGGAGCAACAAAAGGCCGAGCCAGCATGTATGGCGTTTCCATCAAACCTATCACAGCAATTGCCCATTCTGAGGTGGCAAGCTCTCTAGCCGTTGGCACATCGGGAAAGTCAGGATGCCGAGCTGCCCTGCCAAATTGCAGCATGACGCGAATTGACGATCCGGGTTCTAACCATTCCGGTTTGGTAGAGGACACGGAGGCCAAACCATTAAACCGGGCATCTACCTCTTTGCGGTCTACTGCAAGAGAGAGCGCGTTTCCATCGGGATAGCCCGACACAAGCCGCAAGTTGAGGCGCAAGATGTCTTTCAGGATGACGGCAACATCGTTGCTTCCACCACCTTCTCCACTTACTCCAACCAAAAGCTCTTTGCTTCTCAGGTCATTTATTGATGAAAATCCTGCGTCTTTCCTGACAAAAAGCATTACAGCATCGTTTTGCATGGATGATGCAGAACCAAGCCAAATAAATTTGGCCGGATCAAATTGCACGTTCGGGTTGTCTTTTAAAACGCCCAAGAGAGCCATGTTTCTGGCAAACGTGCCAATGACGGTTCCGTCTTTTGGCGCGGCATTGTAAAGATGATTGGCAGACCGAAGAGATGCTGCTCCCGGCATATTTTGCACAACCACAGATGGTTCGCCGGGAAGATGTTTACCCATGTGTCTGGAAAGAAGACGGGCATAAACGTCATAGCCGCCGCCCGGTCCATAACCAACAATAATGTTAACCGTCTTCCCTTTATAAAGCTCCTCTACTGACAGAGCCGAGCTTGGCGCAATCAGAAGAAAAAGGGAAAATAAGGCGGCAAATATTTTCATCTAAGGAGCCGCAGGATTAATGTCTGACGGCATAATAGCTTCAGCTTCTGTCAATGTTGACATATTCCAGATGTCATCTTCAGCAAAATTCTGGTTTGCTATGGAAAAATGACCTTTGCTTTGCGTATAAAGTTGGATCTTTTCTTTTGTATCAAGGCCATTGTGCGGAGCCTCATTCATTTCAAGAGGCAGCCAATGACGCATAACGGCTGAAAGGTTTCTGCCACCGCCGTACTGCAAAGATTTTGAGCGCCGATAGAAATCAATTTCAGCAGGCCCAAAACCTTCTGCAATGAATCCTTTTACCTTGCGATCCCACATGCATTTATAGCAATGTCCGCAGGCAAGATATTTCTCCGTGCTTTGATCATACGTTGCCGCGCTACAAGATATAATCTCACTGGACAGGTTTTGCGGGAGTGCCGTAAGGGCATGATAACGTCCATAATTCCTAACGAAATCATGCGTAATTAAAGGCTCCCACAAAACGCCACGAGTAGCGACTTTTTTGAAAAGCCGATGAGCAGCAAAAGTAGAAGGTAAACCACGAATGTTTATGGACGGTATGACCGTTTGATCATGCTGCTCCCAAGTTCTGCCACTTGCTATGCGATCATACGTTCCATCATTAAGAAATGGAGCGGCATAGTTCACGAAAGACGTATAGTAATGCCGAGAGATAGACGCATCATCTGACTTAATGTCGGCAAAATCAATTTTTAAGGTTGAAAATGGGCGAACTTTTTGAAGCTCAACCTCAAGTTTAGGAAGACTACGAAGTTGCTCTTGAACAGCCTCTGTACTTGCAAATCCCTGACCGCCAAACGTCAAAGTTGTAACCTCATCTGTCGTTTCAGACAGAAGTTTATGCAGAAGAAATGTGCTATCGGCTCCGCCGGACCAAAGGATGAGCGTTTTCATTGACCGTTCCTCATCGCAATCATGCGGGCCATGATATCCTCATCTGTTGGGAGCGCATCTTTGTTTTCATCAACGATAGAGCGGACAGATTCAATTTCAGGGTCAACCCACAAACCTGTTGTATGATCATAAGTCATATTAGCCAACGGCGGTGCAGCAACAAAAATATCCCGTGCTGCGTCGTATAGCCCGCCAATCGCCGCAAATCTGGCGCGGAAAGAATTATTATAGCTTGTTTGAACCCAGTTGCTTTCTTCACCAAAAAGAGTTTTGCAGAAAGCTACACCCAACTCTTCGCTATCGGGAAAAGGCAAATTTGCTATGTCATTGTTATCAATGACAACAACTTGAAGCACATTTCCGTTTTCATCTATTTGAGCAAAGTGAGCCATAACACTCTCTATTGATACAGATAGCGGATGATTACGCGGCCAGAACCACCATTTCCGCCACTCCTCGAGGAACCAGCGCCGCCGCCGCCGCCGCCGCCGCCGCCAGTGTTTGCAGTTCCAGACCCACCGTTGGTGTCACTTGCACCGCCATTTCCTCCAACGCCAGAACCTCCCGAAGCAGAGGTACCATCTCCAGAACCGCCGCCGCCACCACCCGCAATTGTTAGAGAAACGCCGCTAAAAGTGATGGTAGTTCCTGCGCCGCCAGCTCCGCCAGCAATATCATTTACAGAAGTTCCCGCAGCGCCTTTGCCGCCGCCACCACCACCACCGTATGTTTTAAATCCGGCGGAACCACCACTATTCCCTTGTCCAGAAGTTCCAGCCTGACCAACGCCACCACCTCCTCCTGCATTGCCAGCACCACCGCCGCCAGACCCACCACCAAATCCGTTTGCGCCCGAACTGCCACCACCGTAACCACCAGCAGTTGATGTATACCCCAAAGCAGAACTATTATTTCCGGCGGTGTTATTCGCGCCGCCAGCGCCAACTGTAATGGTGTAAGATGTGGCACTCACCGCTATGCTATCAACCTGACGAGCGCCTCCCGCACCGCCGCCGCCACCACCCCAACCGCTCCCACCATCACCGCCACCGCCACCGCCTGCGATAATATAGACATCACAGGTTTTCCCGGCAGGAGCATTGCTGACAGTAAACGTGCCAGAGCTTGTAAACGTATGGATCTTATAATTTCCAGACGTTGTTTCGGTGCCACCCGTTGCTTGAATGAACGGGCTAGCGCCACCAGCGCCAAGAAGCAGCGCATAAGCAGTCATTAGGTGAGTCCTCCACCTGTAATGACGAAGGTGTTAGAAGCGACGCAAAGAACTGTGCAAAGGCCTCGCTGTGCAAGGGTTCGGTTGCCCGTCGTTGCCGTGCCGACAAGATACATCGTTACCGATGCACCTTGCGTAATTGTTTGGTTGCCAGTCGAGTTGTTGTAGATTGTCACCGTATCTCCAACCGAGAACACCGACGCTGGGACGGTCACACCACCTGTGGTGATGGAGATATGCTTACCAGCGTCAAGAGCAACCAGAGTATAGCCCGTGGTCTGCGCGTTCTGAGGAACTGAACGGACGTTTCCGATCTTGTCGGAAATGTAGCCCGAGGCGGTGACGTTGCCCGAGGCATCCATTGCAAAGGTGTTGTACGTTCCGTTGTTATATGTGCGGAGCGTAAGAGTTGTCGTACCCGTGCTGCTGGTGATGGCATCGATGTAGGATGCGCCTGTTGATGTCGGGTATACGTAGACACCATAGGCATTGCTTGTTCCTGACAAAGCAGTTGTCTGTTTAACGACTGACAAAGACGCAGCAGGGGAAGCGGTTCCGATCCCCACGTTACCCCCGCCGTTGAAATAAGAGCTTCCACTCCCGCCTTCCAAATTTAGCGTGGTTGTGCCGCCAACAACAGCACGATAGCCAATCGCAGAACCACTTGTATCCTGCATAGCAAGATAGCTGTTCTTCGAACCAGTTACGTTGCCGTAGATGTAAACTTGTGTCGCTGCGGTTCCGTCACCAACATCAAGTTTGTGTGTCGGAGAACTATTGCCGATCCCCACGTTGCCTGAGGAGTCGATACGCATCGCTTCCGCACCACCTTCTGCGAAAGCAATCGTGTCAGCGGCCGGAAAAAAGATGCCCGTGTTGAGGTCCCCGGTGGTCGTGATAGCGGGAAGAGAAACTGTACCCGCAGCGGTCACAACCTGAGCGTCGCTGTTGATCCGAAGGGCCTCAGCTCCACCTTCTGCAAACGCGATGGTGTCGGCAGCAGGAAAGAAGATACCTGTGTTCGTGTCGCCTGTCGTCGTGATAGCAGGAGCAGAGACTGTGCCTGCGGCAAACGTCGCAACGCCCGTCACCGTCGGAGAAGACAGTGTCTTGTTCGTCAGCGTCTGCGTACCCGCTTCCGTGACCGGAGCGTTCGCGACTTCAATGACGTCGGTGCTGTTGGTATAGACGATGGCCTTCTTGCCGTTGGCAATGGTCACGCCTGTCTGTCCGGAGACCTTCACCGTGACGGAGTAGCCGCCCGTCGTGTTGTTGAAGAAGGTGTAGGGCTTATCAACAGCCGGAACTTCAACGGTGCGAGCGGCTGTGAGCGCTCCCGTAAGCTCGATGACATAGTTGCGGCCGTTGGAGCTTGCCCCGTTGGGGATCGTCAGGACCGTTGCAGCGCCATCAGTCACGGCCTGCGTGACATAGCCTGCGATGGCCTCTTCAATGAGGCTGCCGAGGTTGGTGTTGGTTGTAGTGCCCCAAGTGCCGGACTGGTCACCAGTACCGATCAGTTCAATCTTGAGGTTGGTTGAATAGGTGCTGGCCATACAACGGCTCCTAGGCGGCTATCGGTGTCCAAGTAGGGGATTGAGCAGGGGCAATTCCGGCCCATGACGGGTTCTGGTCAGGGGTAATTTGACCCCACACAAGGACTTGTCCAACATACCCTGTTGCAGAAACCCCTGCAACAGAGACATTGGCGTCGGCTTCTGCCGAGACGGAGCCGACCTGACCTGTGGCGGACACCCCAGTAACGTCTGCAAAAACGGAAAGGGCTATTATTACGGAGCCGACGGAGCCCGTGGCGGACACCCCGGTAACGTCTACGTTGGCGTTGTATTCGGCGGTGACTGAGCCGACCTGACCTGTGGCGGAAACGCCGGTGACGTCGATGTTAGCGTCATATTCAACTACGACAGAGCCGACCTGACCTGTGGCGGAAACGCCGGTCACATAAACGTAGTTTACCGTGATGGTCGTGACAGAGCCGACCTGACCTGTGGCGGAAACGCCGGTCACATCAACATTGGCGATGCCCGTGACAGTCACCGAGCCAACGGAGCCAGTTGCCTGTAGACCGGTAACGTCAGCATTCGCGTCGCCCTCAGCGACGACCGAGCCGACCGAGCCGGTTGCCTGTAGACCAGTGACATCGACATTGGCGTCAATATCCACCGTGACGGATCCAACGGATCCTGTCGCCTGCAAGCCTGTAACTGAAATAATGGCGGAAACGGCGACGGTGACCGTACCGACAGCCCCCGTCGCCGAAACCCCCGTGACAGAAACGGAAGCCGCCCCTGTTACGGTAACTGTGCCGACCGACCCTGTCGCAAGCCCAATGGTGACCGAGCCACTGCCGAAGGGGAGTTCACCCCATCCGGCAGAGCGGTTCCAACCTTCAAAGGCTACAATAGCATCGGTCACACACGGAACCTCAAAGCTTTTGGTCTAGTAATGGCACTTACAATATCTTCGCCTTTTAATAGGCGTCGATATACAGATCCGGCGGAAATCCCATACTCTTCACACCAATCATACAAGCACTTTATTGACCCGTCGATCTCAACAAAAATGTTCTGCCGGGTGTTTCTTGATTGAATAGCGCGGGTGGCCCACCGCACGTTATTCTTCTCGTACCCTTTTGAATTGTCTATTCGATCTAAACTGTGCGTGGGAGATGGCGGGTCTCCGACATCAGCACAAAAAACTTCATAGCAATCCCAAGAAGGGTCGTATCCAATTCCTCTCCCACCATAGTTTTTATAGGCGGGATGGTTTTGATTGACGCATCTCTGCCGGACATTCATCCAAGCAGTATACAGTTTTGTTCCGCGTTTTGTCATGGTCAGCCCCTATAGAAGCTAACCATGACATAAGCAGACGTGCTATTCAACTGATCCGAATGATGGCGTTGCTGGCATCGGCGGTTGGGAAGACCACCGTGAAATCGCCATTCGACGCCGTCTTATCCGAGCCGAAATCGAGGATCACGACCGACGGATTCGTGTAGGTGTGAGCCGGGGTGCTGTTGTAGATCATCGCGCCACGGGCCGTGAAAGATGCGGACGACCACGTCTCGTCAGCAAAGTCCGTGAAGGCTGTCGTGCCGCTCGTGGTCGGGTTGACGTTGCCAAGAATTGCGCCACCGGCCACGTAGGCCGAGCCAGACGTGTTGGTGATTTCGTTTGTCGCCGTATATGCCGTAGTCGCCGCGGTGAACGAGGCGCTGTTGGTATACAAAGCAATGTAGAAGACATCTCCGCCCGAAGCGCGGAAATCGTGAACGCCCTCAAGGAGTTCGTCCTTGAAGGATGTGCACATGAAGTTACCGGTAAAAGCCATCATACCCTCCTGAGAAGTTCGGCAAGCTGCGGTTGACCGGCTTCCGATACTGCATTCTGAACCGTTGTCCTGTCACTCTGTATAGCACGTTTCACGTGAAACAGAACGATCTGCTCCATCTGATCCCTGAAAGCGAGCGCCTGTTCCCGGATCTCGGGAGGGGCGTTCTCAGAGACCTGTATCAGACGCTCGACGCATCTGCGCGCCCAAAACTCAGGCGGATGGCCCTTGTTGGAGGTGGTGGCCACATCGACCTTCATCACTCCCGCTTGAGCCGGATTAACCCACGACATCAGTTAGCCTTTACTCTTGTCAAGCCATCACGATAAGCGTCGATATTCTCACGGCCTTCGCCGAGGTTCTTGAGTCGGCTGACCGATTCAATGAACCTGTTCTCGTAGATCTGCCGGAGATCATTCTCACCCTTCATGTAGGTGTAGGCCTCAGACAGGCAGCCATAGAGCATGGCCTGCTCGGCATAGGTTCCAAGCCACGACGTACCGGCCTCCACAATGGACTGCGGGCGGTAGTAATAGTGAAGCTCGGCCGTGTAGCTGGAAGCAGGCACGGGGGCCAGAATGAAGTTATCCACGTCAAACAGGGCATAGTACTTCGGAACGCCTGTCGCCCCAGACGGATTGTATTCCTGCACGTATTCTGTGTCCTTGTTGAGCAGAAACACCTTGGAGCCGGAGACTGTGACGGAAAGGCTGTAGGGCGACAGGTAATCGCTCGGGGCCGCCAGATACTGGTTTCCGGACGAGCAGGAGCCGGAGACGTTCTTACGGAACACCTCCATCTGGGCAGCGTAGAGGATGCGCTCTTCACAGTTGCGGATGAACGTGTCGATGTTCTGGTTGAACGTCGGCTCGTCGTACTCGGTCCAGTCTTTGATTGCCTGTACCAGCGTTGCGTATGTCCATGCCATCAGGGGCTCCCAATCACGATGGTCACAATACCAACGCTTGTGACGCCTTGGGTAGAGATGTTTTCAATGAAGGGGAAGATCTGCTGGCCGACGGGGACGTCCATAGGCTCAATGCGGTCGGGCCGGGGGTTGGCCAGAGCCTGAGGTTCTGTCGGTGGATAAATCGGATCAAGCTGGGGGTGCTTGGCCTCCCAGCATTCCGGGCACGTGCGCAGGCCCTGCCACTCACGACGAAGCTGTGTGTAATAGTACATCTGACCGCAGCGGTCGCATATGGCCTCTGACTGAAAGCCTGTGGCGTGACGTGCCATATCAGACCACCCGATAGAAGTTCTGAACTGGGGCCAGCGTCAGGGACGCACGGTCGCGGTCTTCCCCGGCTGCCCGCTCAAATTCCTCCTCATACACAGCCTTGAGAAGCTGGACCCGTTCTGGGGCCTTCTTCATAGCGATGTAGTAGGCAAGGCCAGCGGCAAGGCACGGGTAGAAGCGGAAAGGGACCTGAAGGGTGTTCACGCCCGCACCGGCATCGTCCATGCGCACAAGCTTATCCACAATCATGTAATAGATCGTGTTGGGCTTCGGCCAGACATAGAGGACGGGGGTTATCTGACGATCAACAAAATACTGGACCGGGCGGCCCTCGGTCAGCTTGTTGGGGATGTTTAAGTAATATTCGCGGCTGACGCGGTCCACCGTGAGGTCAGCCTGATTGGACGTGCCGACGCCGTCCTGATTGCGGACAATGGCCGAGATAATGTCGATGGTCGAACCGGACAGGGTGTAACTTGTCCCCGCACCACCGACACCGCCCGTGGGGGAGACGGTGATTGTCTCGCGCTCAATGGTCCACTGGTTGAGGCCGCGGTTGGCCCACTCGGCAAGAAGCAAGTTAAGGCTCCGACGCGCCGTGCGCTGGTCGTAGCCCGTGCGAATCTCGATACCGCAGCGCTCAAAGGCTTCCTCGATATAGTCTGCAACGTCGAGTTCAAATGTCTTCGTGCCGGAGACAGCCATTACTTACCTCGTTTCTTGGCGACCCCCGCCTCGGAGAGGGCGATGGCAATAGCCTGCTTCCGATTCTTTACCACAGGTCCCTTCTTGCCGGAATGGAGAGTTCCTTCCTTGAACTCCCCCATAACCTTGCGGACCTTCTTCT